TTGAGGCAACTGTCAGATGTTGTACTCAAAATGGCATTAGAGGGGGATCAGCGACTGTCCACTTTCCAATCTGGCACAAAGAAATAGAAGACATCCTTGTCCTCAAAAATAACAAAGGAACAGAGGACAATAGAGTTCGTAAGTTAGACTACTCCATCCAGTTAAGTGAATTATTTTACCAAAGGTTTATCGACAATAAGGAAATCACGCTTTTTTCCCCTCATGATTGTCCTAACTTGTTTGAGAGTTTTGGGACCGATAGGTTTGATGACCTATATCAGCGTTACGAAAATGATCCAACAATCCCCTCAAGAAAAGTTAGAGCACAAGAATTAATCTTAAGTCTTCTTAAGGAGAGAGCAGAGACAGGTCGTATCTATATTATGAATATTGATCATGTCAATTCTCATAGTTCATTTAAAGAGAAAGTAGAGATGAGTAACCTCTGTCAGGAGATTACACTACCTACAAAACCATTACAACACATAGATGATCTTGATGGCGAGATTGCTTTGTGTATATTATCTGCTATCAATGTAGGAACTTTAAGAAGTCTTGATAGTCTTGAGGAGTTATGTGATCTTGCGGTTCGTGGATTGGATGCTCTGATTGATTTCCAAGGGTATCCTGTCAAGGCAGCAGCAATTGGTACAAGAGCAAGGAGATCTCTTGGTATAGGTTATATTGGACTCGCACATTACCTTGCTAAGAATAAGGTATCTTATAATGATGCAGAAGCACATAACATGGTTCATGACCTAACAGAAGCATTCCAATACTATCTTTTGAAGGCATCAAATAACCTTGCGAAAGAACAAGGTGCTTGTGAATATTTTGATAAGACAAAATATTCTGATGGAATATTGCCTATCGATACATATAAAAAGGATATAGATGAGATTGTACCAAACACATTGAAATATGATTGGGATTCTCTTAGGAATGACATCAAACAATATGGATTACGGAACTCAACTCTGTCGGCACAGATGCCATCGGAGAGCAGTTCCATTGTGTCTAATGCCACCAACGGAATCGAACCACCAAGAGATTATTTGTCCACTAAAAAATCAAAGAAAGGACCTCTTAAGCAGATTGTTCCAGCGTATCAGTCTTTGAAACAACATTACACATTGTTATGGGAAATGAAGAGTAATGATGGTTATGTTAAAGTTGTTGCTGTTATGCAAAAGTTCTTTGATCAAGCCATTAGTGGTAATTGGTCGTACAATCCAGACAACTATCCTGATAATGAAGTGCCTGTCTCAGTCATGGCAAATGACTTGTTAACAACCTATAAGTATGGTTGGAAAACATCTTACTATCAGAATACATATGATAATAAGACAGACGAGGTTGAAGTTGAAGAAGTAAAACAGGGTTTAGAATCACTATTAGGTGAGATTGAATCCACATCAGAGTGTGACGCTTGTGCAATTTAAAACTAACAAAGAAATGTCAGAACCTAAAGGTATGACAGTATTCAATACTTCCGCTATTGATACTAAGAAACAACCAATGTTCTTTGGTGCTCCTTTAGGGGTGCAAAGATATGACTCATATAAGTATCCAGTATTTGATAAACTAACACAACAACAGTTAGGATATTTCTGGAGACCAGAAGAGGTATCTCTTCAGAAAGATCGTGCTGATTATCAAACACTAAGACCAGAACAAAAACATATCTTTACTTCTAACTTGAAGTATCAGGTTATGCTAGATTCTATACAAGGTCGTGCACCTGGTATGGCATTTGCACCATACTGTTCTATCCCAGAACTAGAAGCATGTATGAATGTATGGCAACTTATGGAGATGATTCATAGTCGTTCCTATACATATATTATAAAGAATGTATATAATGATCCAAGTGAAGTTTTTGACACTATAATAGAGGATGAAATGATCCTCAAAAGGGCAGCATCAATTACTCATGCATACGATGAATTTATTAACTACGCTCAAGAATGGGGTTCAAGCAATTTCTGGAAAGAAGGTTGGAAAGGATCACCATCATCACAGTGGACACAAAGAGACCTTAAGAGATATCTCTATAGAGCAGTTGCTAATGTCAACATCCTCGAAGGTATACGATTCTATGTCTCGTTCGCTTGCTCGTTTGCGTTTGGCGAACTCAAGCTTATGGAAGGATCCGCTAAGATTATCTCTCTCATCGCACGAGACGAAAATCAGCATCTTGTCATCACGCAAACCATCCTAAATAATTGGTTGAAGGGGGATGACCCTGAGATGGTTCAGATTGCCAAGGAAGAAAAGGGATGGCTTGCTAATGCTTTTGAGGCAGCAGTTCTTCAAGAGAAAGAGTGGGCAGAGTATTTGTTTAAGAATGGCAGTATGATAGGATTGAATGAAAAATTACTATCACAGTATGTTGAGTGGATTGCTAACAAAAGAATGAGAGCAATCGGATTAGATCCTATCTATGATATTGCAATGAGAAACAATCCATTACCTTGGACTACTCATTGGATCAGTTCTAAGGGTCTTCAAGTCGCACCACAAGAAACAGAGGTCGAATCTTATGTCGTTGGAGGAATCAAACAGGATGTTAAAAAAGACACATTCTCAGGTTTTAAATTATAATAAAACATATCATGTATATCTACATGAGAAATGTTTATTTAAAAATTTAAGTCAAGAAGAGTTTGATGTTATTTGGGGAAGGTTGTATCATTCCTATTGGGATGGTCTTACCTATTCTGAAGTCGATATAGATGAAGCGACCCTTATAGATTCATCTTACTAAAATGAAAATAGAATTTGAAAAACAATTCGGTAAAGGTACAGATCCTTGGTATGCAAAGGCAGAGAGGTGGGTTAAGAAGAAATTTAGAAATCCATATCTACAACACCTTGCATTAGGATTTGTCGCATGGTTGAAAGAAATTTGGATTGAGGGTAAAATTAAAATGGAAATGTCTAGTGTAGATAAACAAGTTGAAGATCTTCATGAACTCTGGGATGAAGAAGAATCCAACAAGAGAATGGATGTCATAGGACAAAATGGTAATCTAGGAATACATTATTCAAAATCAGAAGTAGATGGTTTGAATGATATGAGTATAGGAAGAGTTGAAGAATTGAAATGGGACATTGAAGAAATGAAAAAAGCAATAGTAGATGCTGCTGACGACTATGATAAGTATGTCGGTGGATAAATACCAATTAGGAAACTGTCACAAGGTATGAAGACATTTGCAGAATTTATGCTAGAATGTTCTCTAGTTAATGAGAGTAGTCTAAGCAGAATTAAAAGTAAATCTGATAAGGGAGGAGTTGCTATCCTTTCTGGAACTCGTACTGGAAAATCTTCCAAGGAAAATAAAGCAAGAAATAAACAATTAGATAAAGATATTCGTGGTCGTGGTCTTCCTGGTCCTACGAAAACGAAAGGTAAATGGGAAGGAGGAAGTGAACGCAGTCATGTAGTTTCTTCTGGAAAGAAAGGTAAGAGAAAGTTCAAGAAAGAAATTAAAAAGTTAGGTAAGAAGTATGATCAGGATGCAGTTATTGTACAAACTAAAAAGAATGCTACACTAAGTGCAACCAGAAAGGGTGGATTAGGTAAGAAAAAGAGAGTAGGTATAGGCAAATTTAAACCCCAAGGTAAATCACCAGAGGGTGTAACACAAATCAAAGGAAAAACATTTACTTATGAAAAATAAATCTTACGATGACTCTAACTG